CCAGCAGCCAGGCGATAGGATCTAGCGCGAATTTATTTTGGGATAATACAAATGGTTTTTTAGGTGTAGCTACAGCAGTACCTACAGCCAGGATTGAGGCAGTACAGACAGACGGTTACGGAATTTATGCTAATTATACTACTGTAGCTGGTAGTGGATCTAGTGCGTCAGCTATTTATGCAATTAATACTACTGCTAGCAGCGGCTACGCAGCAGTAATTGAAGAAAGGACAGGCAATACTACTGGCGGTCAGTATCCGCTATTAGTAAAACATAGTTTGTCTAGTGGAACAGCGGCAGTAGGTAACGGAACTGGACTGCAATTTCAGTTACAAGACGACGCAGCAGCTTTTAAAACTACGCAGCTAACTATTGAAACAATAGACGCAGCAGCGGCAACATATTCTAGCAGATATCGTTTTAATGTTCAAAGTAACGGATCTAGCACGCCAGCAGCATATTTAAATGCTACTGGTCTAGGACTAGGAACGGCAACGCCAGGCGTTAAACTAGACGTACACAGCACAGGGATAATGGTGCATTTTAATTCTACTAGCGCTACAGCCAATAGTTTAATGGCTTTCCAGCGTAGTGGTGCAGGACTATGGCGACTTGGCGACGTATATAATGGCGGAACGAATTATTTTGAAATATACAATACTGTTTTAGGTACTACTGGACTGCAAATGGACGCAGCAACTAATAAAACTAGTTGGCAGTCGCAGCAGACCTATAGTACAGGACTTGCTAGAGGCAACTATTTTGACTTTAATTTATCTGTACCAGCTGCAACTAGTTTTACTAGTCCTAACGCAATTACGGCGCTAGGTGCAAGCCTAGATTTAACGCTAGCAGGCAACGCTACAATACCTAGCGGCGCTAGAACTGGACTAGACGCATATAATTCAGTAAGTTTTACTGGATCAGGTACGCTGACAATGACGCAGGGTACACAAATTAGGCCGTATAGTAATGTAACAGCTGGCTGGGCCTTTAATGGCAGCGCTACTGGTACTATTACGCACCTGGCTGGAGTGCGTGTTCTTTTTCCTGACAATACAGGCAGCGCAGTAACAGTTACTAATAATTACGGCCTATTAATTAATGATCAAACGGCCAATACTGGTACAGTTACCTATACAAACCGTTGGGGAATTTATCAAGAAGGCGCTAGCGATTTAAACTATTTAAACGCAAATACATTAATAGGTACTACTACAAATAGCGGGCAAAAGTTAATTGTAAATGGATCTAGTTTATTAAATACAATTATAATTAATACACAAAATGCAGCTGCAACAAGTGTAGCAAACCCCTATATTTTTGCAAGTGATGGCGGTGCTGGCGGTATAAGACCTGGCGTTAGTGGTAATTTATTTTTACAAAGCAGAAGTACATTAAATACCGATATTGGTTTTGTAACTGGTACAACGCCTACTGAAAGAATGACTATTACTGGTACTGGTTTAGTTGGAATTGGAACTACTACCCCTAATACATTATTAGACGTTTTAGGTAGTAATGCAATTAGCAGTAACTGGGGAAATATAAATATAACAAGTAGAAATGCTATAAATGCTGTTAATAGAATATTTACAGCGTTTAGAATGCAAGATAGCGGAACTGGTGACGCTGCTGCTTTAGGTTATTCTTACAACGGTACTGGATATGATTTAGAATTTGCAACAGTACCAACTGTTGCAGGCGCATTAACAGAACGTATGCGCATTACTAGCGCTGGAAACGTAGGTATAGGAACTACCAACGCAACTGCTAAATTAACAATTAGTGATGGAACAACTCAAGCACAAATAAATCCAAGTGGAGGTGTTGCTTATTTTGGAACTATTACAAATAATTCTGCTGCATTTTCTACAAATGCTACTGAAAGAATGCGCCTCACTTCTAGTGGAAATTTCCTAATCGGTACGACAACAGATACAGGAGGTTTTGTATTACAAATAGTCGGCAATACATATAATAGTGGAAATATAAATGTTGGTAGTACAACTGGTGGTATTGCAAAAGTTTTTATCGTACACGACGGTACTTTAGTTCCATTAAGAGTACAAGCAGCCAGTACTAATACCCCTGATTTGTTTCAAGCACGTGATACAACTGCTTCAATACAATATAAAATAACTGGAACAGGAAATACAGAACAAACAGGATCAATAAAAACTGGTGCGCCTACAACTGGAACAGCAGCAAATTGGAAACTAGGCAGCCGCGTAGCAGCAACAGTAGTAGTTAATACTACTGAATATATTGAGGTAGATATTGGGGGTACTCTTTACAAATTAGCAACAGTAACATAAAAATAAAATAATGGGATATTCAATTCAGCCAGTACAGATCTGGCAAAACGGACAAAGCGAAACTGGCAACTATATTGACGCTAGTATAGTAAACGACAATCTTTCTGACTATGCGCAGTTTTACTGGAACATTAGTAAAGTAACAACTAGCGAGGACGGCGATACAAAGCAGTCATTAACCCAGGGAAATACTACAATCAGCGGCCAGGCTTATGCTGACTGGGGTGCTGCTAGCGACGTTAATTTAGCGGCTTATGAGTATATTTGTACGCAACTTAATTTAACCTTAATACCTTAAAAAATGACAAACCTACAGGAACTAAAAGCGCAGGCTTACGACTTATTAGCAAACATTGAATTTCTGCAATTAAAACTGCGCGAAGTAAATGCACAGATAGCAGAGCAAAGCAAGCAAGAAAATGGACAGTCAAGTAATAGCGATAGTAGTAACTAGTATTTTTTCAGCTGGTGCAAGCTGGGCCGTACTTAATCAGCGCGTAAAAGCGCTAGAAGAAAAGATTAAGCAAAATGACGACCACGACCAGCGACTTACCAGGCTAGAAACAAAGCTGGATATTTTGCTAGAGCATTTAATTAAAGATTAATGAAAACCCAGTTAATTAGGCTAGCTGACGTAGCTTTTATAGGGCCGTTTATGCTCTACGCTGCTATGCGTCCTAAATTAACAGATAGCGAGAAAATGATACTAGCAGGTCTAGGAATAGCAACAATACTATACAACGGACTAAACTATTTAAAATATGAAAGTAAAAAAACCGCGTAACTGGAAAACTACGTTTTTCGGTATAGCCAGCATTTTTAGCGGCGTCGCATTGATCCTAAAAGGACAAATGATTGAAGGCATTACAGCCATAACAACTGGACTAGGACTAGGAGTGGCAAAGGACTACGATAAAACAGGTCTGTAATGAATGAGCCAGTACAAAAATTATATTATTGGCCTGGCACTACTTGCGCTAATTTTATTTGCTGGTAAAGTGTCTGCTGCAAAGATTATAGCAAAATTTGAGGGGTTGCGTCTACGCGCCTATAAAGATAGCGGCGGCATTTGGACTATTGGCTACGGTACAACGATTAACCCTGAAACTGGTCTACCAATTAAGCAGGGCGACGTTATTACAAAAGCAAAAGCGCTGGAGTGGTTAAAGATCACTACAGCAAACGTACAGGCTAGAGTAAAAGCACTAGTGAAACGTACAGTCACAGATAATCAACTAGCAGCATTAACAAGCCTGGCGTACAATATAGGACTAGGCGCATTTGGTAGATCAACACTACTGCGCAAACTAAATGCAGGCGAAAACACTAATAGTGTAGCAGCAGAATTTTTACGCTGGAATAAAGTAGCTGGTAAAGAAGTACCAGGACTTACTAACAGGCGAAAATTAGAGGCTGAACTGTTTTTATCATAACTACTTAAAATATAGCATTTTATTAAATTTAGCCAGTCACAGCTAAATTTTTTTTTGTTTATATGCTAAAATGTTATATAAATTCGTACTGACAAACGAACTTGCTAACCAAAATTCAAAACTATGGCTACTACAGCTATTGACCTAGCAGCATACAAGTCAATGCTACAGGGAAAAATTAACACACTACAATTTTTAGGTAAAAATTTGGAAGGATCAAAAGTGACTATTGAAGTTACGTTTGATTGTGGAAGTAAAGCGCTAATTGAGCAGCGTTTGATCCCTTTCAATTTGGCTATGGAACTGCGCGTACTTATTGACGATAGTATTGACTACTATCAGCGCCAGGTTACTAACAGTCAATACTTACCTAATGATATTACGAGATAAGCTAAAATTTATTCTAACATTTGCCTGGACTGGACTAGTATGCTTAATTGTACTAGCTCTAGTAGAGATAGGCTTTGCAATTATTTTTTTAATCAAAATATATAAACTATGCAAAACGTACATTACGACGCGCCTGCGTTTCCGCCACAAGTAGCACAAGACAATTTAGGCCGATTAGTAGCGCCGATCCCTGGACTATCTAAACTAGAGTATTTTAGCCTGCAACTATTGCCGCATTACCTAGAGTTAGCCAGTACAAAGAAACTATCTAAAAATGGCGATATGCTTACCCCTGCGCAGGCTGCTATCATTATGGCCCAGGAACTTTTGGACGAATTAAAAAAACTTAATAACAATGAAAAAGATACTTTACAAATTGTGGAATAGTCCTAAATTTTGGCTATTCGTTATTTTAGCTTTTATGCTATGGCTATCTAGCTATTGGAATTACTAAACAATGACAAACGAACTACCGAAACTTACTGACTTACTACAGGCCAGGAAATACAACCCTGCGCAGCGGCCTGCAATACAGCAGCCTATTTTTACTATTCAAAGTAAGGTAGTCGCAACCCTTCAGTCATACATTATTTTTAGCGGCTTACCGAAAGCAGGAAAAAGTAGTTTTGTTAGTGCAGCTGCAGCGTCGGCCCTAGTGCCACCATACCAGGGAATTTGGGGAATGAAACTGCAGCTGCCTACAGATAGGCCCAGGATTGGCTACTTTGATACAGAAATGAGCGACTACGATTTTTATAGGCAAATTGACAAGATCCTAGCGCTTGCAGATAAAAAAAAGTTACCTGATACTTTTGACGCGTTTTCTTTTCGCGAGGATATGCCTGGACGTATTCGCTCAATGATAGAGCAGTACCTAATAGACAATACCGACTGCGCCTGTATCATTGTGGACGGCTTGCTGGATCTATGTTTAAATTACAATAGCGAAGAAGAAACGCGCAGGCTGACTAACTGGTTTAAGCGAATCACAAAACAGTATAACGTCTTAATGATTGGCGTACTGCACCTGGGTAAAGGCCAGGGCGAAACGCTAGGCCATTTAGGATCTAATACTGACCGCTGGGCGCAAAGCACAATGATAGTAGAAAAAAATAAAGACGCAGGCCAGTTTGTACTAAAACCAAAATATTTGCGCAGTAGTGACGACTTTGATCCAGTTGCTATAATGAATTTTAACGGTAACTGGCAGCAAGTGCCTTACATACAGCAGGAAACTATCACACTACCTAAAAAAACAAAAAAATATTAAACCTGGGAACAGAGGAAACTGAACACAAAAAATATGGAAACAAAAAACAACAGCGGCAGCCTTTACAAAAACCAGCAAAAGGCAAAAGAGTTTTCGCCTGACTACAGCGGAAAAGCAGTTGTAGCAGACAAAGAGTACAAAATTGCAGGCTGGGTAAATAAGAGTAAAGCAGGCGGCAATTACCTGCGAATTTTATTTACAGAAATAGTACCTAAACCCCAGGAAGGGCCAGGCAGCGAGCAGCAGCGCCTAGAAATGGGAACAGGAGTAAAGGACGGAAATATAGATAGCATAATGATTGACGAACTACCGTTCTAAAACAAAAGTAGCCAGGAGTGAAACTCGACTGGCTACTGACAAACGACTACGGAACTAACCGCAAGTCACCTGTATTCACAGTAAAAATAGTAAAAAATGGCAAAAGAGTTAAAAACTGCAATAGTTTTTTTTCAGCCTGGCACAAAAAGACCTAGAAAGTACAGAAATATCAGCAGCGCGTTACGTTTTGCCGAATTTGCCCTAAAAGCTGGCGCGTGGTATATTAACTGGTACGACAAAGAAAGCGGCAAATTTGAGCGCCGTAGCTGGCTTATACGCGATTTTGAGAAATAAGCGCTAAATTCGTACTTTCATAGGCAGTATTGGTTTAATTGCAAGCAAGATTGACGGCCCTGGTTTCTACTAGGGCCTATTTTTTTGCCTATACTTTAGTGACTCTACTTTTTTAAATAAAGGTCAATACAGGTAACATAAAAATTGTGGATAATTTTTAGGGTAAAATAAATTAGTTATTCACATTTTTTCTGTAACTTCGCGTTATCTATGCTAGGTCCTATAAAGACCTGCATATATAACGCGAAAAGCAGTTATTAACATTGAAAAATCACGTTTTTAGCTGGTAAAATTTGGTAAAGTGCGAAAGGTTTTTTATTTTCGGAACTAGACAAACGACAGGATCAAAAAAGCCGCTAGCAATAGCACAATGCGAAATATCTTTTGGGTAGTTGGTGGCGTAGCCGCAATATACTTACTTTCAAAATTACGTTTCGGCCAAAAAGCAAATTTTATGCTGCGCAGTCTGCGCCCTGGCGGCTCGCTACTAGCGCCCACAATTAACGTGGAAATGGCAGTGCAGAATCCTACGAATCAAACTATCACTATTAAAAGTATTACTGGATCAGTAAGTGTTAATGACAAGTACCTGGCAAATGTTTCAGCATTTGGCGATCAGAAAGTATTACCTAACAGCGAGAGTGTCTTGCGTCTTACTGCAAGACCTAGCGCAGTTGGAGTTTTCCAATCAGTTAGAGAAATTTTAATGCAGCCTATTGGTACTAGCAGCGCAAGTTTTCAGGGAACGGCAAATGTAGACGGTATTGTAGTTCCAATTAGTGAAAGTAGGACAATATGAATGTAAATGTCTTAATGGGCCAGCTAGCGCCGTTTCAAAATAGACGCGAAATGCTGGAAAGCGATCAAAGTACAGGCGACATAATTAACGCTATACTAGACGCACACAAAAGACACGCTGGCGATTATGCCAAAATCAGTTCTTTTTTTAATGCAGGATCAAGTAGAGATACAGCCAGGAAAATTTACAATTTTTTAAAGGGAAATGTTAAATACGTTATTGAACCTGGTAGCAAGCAAACTGTAAAAAGTCCTAGCGCAATACTAGCGCAGGGATACGGCGACTGCAAGCATTACAGTTTATTTGCTGGCGGAATTTTACAGAATTTAGGAATACCGTTTAACTACAGATTTGCAAGCTATAGAGTATTCAATAAAGAGCCGCAGCACGTTTTCGTAGTAGTAAACCCTGGCACAAAAAATGAAATTTGGATTGATCCTGTACTAAATAAATTTGACTATAAAAAAGCGTATACCTACGCAACAGATCGTAAACCTATGGCCTTATATTCAATTAGCGGAATTGGCGCAACAGCGCAACAAAAAGCGGCCCTAAAAGCTGCTAAAGCAGCAAAGAAAAGCGCGCCGACAAAAGCGGCGAAAAAAGCAGCTG